ATGCTCAGAGAGTGGCGTATATGTCGGGGTAGCAGTGTTGGGTACGTCACTCTCTGAGGTACATAAGCAGTACTTATCACACCTCAAGACTGTTATCATTGCACTTGACCCCGATGCCCTACCAAAGACACTGCAATTTGCAAAAGAACTACGTGGTTATGTAGAGGACGTAAAAGTATTACGTTTGACAGATGACCTGAAATATCGTAACCCTACCGACATTGAAAACTTACTAACACTAGGAGAAACATAATGGAATTATCATTAATACGCAGTCTGATGGACAAGGAGTTCTACGAGGATCATCGTGGTGCCAAGTGTCCTGACCGATTGTTCAGTAAAGATGTACGTAAGATCAAGCAGTCTATTGACCGTGCTATGGATCGTTATGAACGTACAGTTACACCTGATGAGATTGAGGCATTGTTTATGTCAAACAATCCAACCCTCACCACTGCACAGAAAAATGCTTACAGTTCTCTGTTTAGTCAGATCAAGAAAGAGTCACCTATGGGTAGTGACGTAGCACAAGAAGTGTTGTCTAAGCTTTTCCAACAGGTAGTGGGTGAGGATGTAGCCAACCTTGGATTTGATTACGTGAATGGTACAAAGGGTAGCCTTGAACCACTACGTGACATCCTTGAACGTTATTCAGATGACTTCACACCTGACCTACGTATTGAATGGGATGACATTGACATTGAAACTTTGCTTGCAAAGAATGATCTGGAATCACAGTGGACATTCAACATACCTACCCTGACACGTAAGGTAGAGGGTGTGAATGCGGGTCATCTAATTGAAGTAGGTGCACGTCCTAACACAGGCAAGACATCATTCCACGCCTCTCTGATCGCTGCTCCGAATGGGTTTGCACATCAGGGTGCCAAGTGTGTGATCCTGTGTAACGAGGAAGCATCACACCGTGTCGGTGCACGGTACTTGACTGCCGCCACAGGCATGACAATGCAAGAGGTGAAGGATAACCCCGCCCGTGCTCGTGATCTGTACTCTCTGGTCAAGGACAACATCAAGATCAAGGATGCCAGTGACCGTGACATGTCATGGGTGGAGTCAGTATGCAAGTCATACAAGCCCGACATCGTGATCCTTGACATGGGTGATAAGTTTGCCCGTACTGGTGGCTATGCACGTCCAGACGAAGCACTGAAAGCTAATGCTATCTATGCCCGTCAGATTGCTAAGGCACACAACTGTGCGATCTTCTACATGTCTCAGCTATCTGCTGATGCAGAGGGCAAAGTTCTACTCAACCAGAGCATGATGGAAGGTTCACGTACAGGTAAGGCAGCAGAGGCTGACCTTATGGTATTGATTGCCAAGAACCCTGTGGTTGATGGGCAAGAGGAAGAAGATACACAACGTCACTTGAATGTTGTGAAGAATAAACTAAGTGGATGGCATGGTGTTGTTCACTGTGATCTGGAATATAAAACTGCGAGGTATCAAGTATGACACAGTTAGAGTTGTTTGATGTGGTACTGAAACACTATGATGAAGGGCTAGAGTGTAACAAGTGTGGCCTAACACTGCCTCTGGATAACTTTAATAGTATAACGTATGCATCAGGCACTGTGGAATACAAAAGGATATGCAGGACATGTGCACGTAATCAAACACAGGTGCTTACACATTTGAAAAACACGAATGCGTATCCACCTGCTGATTATGTGTGTCCTATATGTCAACGTGACATTGCAGAGATTGGTCGTAAGGGGCAGAAGAAGTTGCAGAACTGGGTGTTAGATCATTGTCACGAGACAGAGACATTCAGAGGGTGGCTATGTCATCATTGCAACACTGGCCTTGGTGCATTCAAGGATGACATCAATAGAATTAGGAAAGCTGTAGAATACCTACAGAAACATGAGGAGAATAAATGATTGAAGTAACGTACATTGATCACATGGGTAGTGATCTATCAGTAGTAAATGCTGCACGTGTCAGCTTCGGTAAGAAATCAGAATGGCACCAACGTATCTATACTGGTGAACCAAACATTCTGAAGGGTAAGGACGCCAAGCTGATACGTTATTTAGCTAAACACAATCACAAGTCACCATTCAATCACACGTTTGCCACGTTCCACGTTAAGGCACCTGTGTTTGTGGCACGTCAGCTTCAGAAACACGAGTACATGCCTTGGAACGAGATCAGCCGTAGGTACGTGGATGATGACCCTGAGTTTTACTTTCCTCTTACGTGGAGAGGACGAAGTACTGACAAGAAACAAGGTAGCGAGGGTGAGGTAAAGAGCAACTTCAACATCAACTATCACACTATGGTAGCATTGAAAGGATACCAACAAATGTTAGATGAAGGCGTAGCACCAGAGCAAGCACGTATGGTACTGCCACAGTCTATGATGACAGAGTGGTACTGGTCAGGCACTGTGTTTGCATTCGCTAAGATGTGTGGGCTACGTATGCAACAGGACACGCAGCAAGAGACACGTGAGGTGGCAATGCAGGTAGATGAATATATGGAGAAGCTGTACCCAGAGAGTTGGAAAGCACTGATGAAGGACACATGGAGAACATGTGTATCATGTGGCAACCCTTCCAAGGGTGACTTTTGTGGATTTTGTTTGGAGGAAGAATGATGGATAAAGATGCAGGAATAATGGGTGTAGAACAAGTAGAGGAACACGAGGATGGCAGTGCAACGTATCAGTTTCACATGGATGCACATTGTCGTGGACTATTGGCAGAGGAAGGATTGAAGTTGGTACTGTATTGTGCCGCAGCAAACATGGACATGCAGTTAGTGTATGACTTCATTGAGGATCACATCAAGTACGAGAAAGATGAACTAACAGAGTACGAGTTTGGAGTAAACGATGACGAAAATACGTCCAATGACACATGAAGAAAGAAATCGTGCCAGAGAAAAGGAGTTACATAACATGAACAGAAATGAAAGTGATGCCATATCCCTAGTTGCAGAGATGCAACGCCAGAACTTGACACTGGCAGAGGCACTGGAAGCAATAAAAAACTATGCCAATGATAAAGAATTTACAAATAACCTTGACAAGCTATATGGCAATGAGGTATTTGATGATTGGGATTATTGGCACGAAGGAGAAATTGACTAAATGAAACACCTCACTCTTGACATAGAAAACACTGTGGTGAAACGCAACGGCAAGCTACACCTTGATCCGTTTGAACCTGAGAATACCTTAGTACAAGTGGGTATGCTAGATGATCTTGGAAACGAAAGCATTATTACTTTTGATCACTCTGAGCATCAACCCACACCAGAGGGGCGGTACATTGTCCAGAAAGCATTGGATGAAACCGCCCTTCTAATTATGCACAACGCAGCACACGACTTGATATGGTTGTGGGAGTCGGGGTTCACCTATGATGGTGCAATCTTTGATACCATGTTAGGTGAGTATGTGCTGCAACGTGGGCAGAAGGAACCCCTGTCTCTTGAGGCTTGTGCTGAACGGTACAACCTTGACACAAAGAAGCAGGACACCCTGAAGGAATACTTCAAGCAGGGTTACTCTGTACGTGACATTCCACATGCAGAGTTATCAGAGTACCTCTCCCACGACTTACATGCTACGCAGCAACTGTACCTTCGTTTGCAGACATCATACGAGGAATGCAGTTCACTGGCAGGAACAATCACACTGACTAATCAGTTGGCTGTACACCTTGCCAAGATATATCAGCGTGGCTTTACTGTTGATATGGAAGCACTTGAGGATGTGCGTAAAGAGTTTGAACAGGAACGTGACCAGTTGGTTGCTGACCTTAACGAACAGGTACGTGAACTGATGGGTGACCGTCCAATCAACTTGAACAGTCCAGAGCAATTGTCATGGGTTATCTACAGCAAGAAACCAAAGGACAAGAAGGTGTGGGCAGATTTGTTTGATGACTTTCGTATGTCTGACACAGAGTATCGTAGCACGGTACGTCAGAACAGTGTGACGTTGTACAAACAGAGGGCTAAACAGTGCAGTACCTGCAATGGTACTGGTCAGATAAGAAAGGTTAAGAAAGATGGAACACTATATGCTAGATCAAATAATTGCAGCACCTGTGGTGGGGGCGGTTATCTGTTTATGGATATTGTATCAAGTGTTGCGGGGTTAAAGTTCAATGCTCCAACTTCAAAATGGGCTTCAGCCAACGGTTTCGCAACAAGTAAAGATAAGCTTGAATACCTTGAAGGTGTCGCTAGAGAACGTGGCATGCAAGACGCAGTGTTGTTCTTACAACGAGTACGCCGTTTGTCTGCCGTTGACACATATCTCTCAAGCTTTGTGGAAGGTATATCAACTCATGTAAAGCAAGATGGTAAGCTGCACGTCAGGTTACTACAACACCGCACGGCTACTGGACGTTTGTCTGGGGCTGATCCTAACATGCAGAACATGCCACGTGGTGGTACGTTCCCTGTGAAACGTGTGTTCAAGTCACGTTGGGATGGCGGTGAGATTATGGAAGCTGACTTTGCACAACTTGAATTTAGAGTTGCTGCATTCCTATCACAGGACAAGACTGCCATTGACGAGGTGACCACAGGCTTTGACGTACACTCATACACCGCACAAGTTATTACTGATGCAGGACAGAACATGTCACGTCAGGAAGCCAAGGCACATACATTTGCTCCGTTATATGGTGCCAGTGGATTTGGTCGTACACCTGCAGAGGCTGCGTACTACGAGCAGTTCACTAAGAAATACTCTGGCATTGGCAAGTGGCACAAAGACCTAGCACGTGAGGCACTAGCAACAGGTAAGATCAAAACACCATCTGGTCGTGAGTTCTCTTTCCCTGATGTTACTCGCCGTGCAAATGGTACTGTGACATTTTTCACACAGATTAAAAACTTTCCTGTA